TCTGCACCAGCGGCGTACACTTCATAACCTGTAAACCAATTTGGGTAAAATACATTATTAAGCAAATTTTTACTTACATACATCCATTCCATATTACCGTCTTCATTACAATTGACTATATAACCATTAGCACCTGGTTTATCTATAAGTTTAGTTCTTGCATAGTTCCATAATAATTGTTTAGCATTATCTTCAGCAAATTTTACACTATCATCTGAATAAGGTATACCAGTATAATTATAAACTGTTTCAATATTATTTTTTAAATACTGAAAAACACTAAACTGTTGTAAAGCAGGTTCCTCTTTAACAATTTTGTATAATTTACCTATTTTTTGAAATGATGTATTTAAAGCGTCATATTTAAAATTTGCAGCATCTGTAGTTAGACCTTCTTTTTTTGCTGTTTTTATATCTGATTCTGATAAAGATATTTTACTTAAAAGAACATTCAAACCTAAAACAGTATTTAAAACAACATTATTTTTATAACCTGTTTCTTTACCTCCTGCTTGCTTATACCTACCTATTTTTATATCTCTATCTCTTAAAGGATATGCTTTTACTTCAATACCTGTATCTCCAATCATCATATCAGCGCTACCAGTAATTGAATATCTTGCATCTTTAATACTCGTATAAGTAGGATTATTTTTTAAAAACCAATATATTGCTAACTCTCCGTTACCTGAACCTTTACTTGCACCTTCAGATTCCCCAACTTTAGGTGGTGATAAAAAATATAATTCTTTCCAAATTGGTAAATCATTTTTATGTATTTGTTTACTTCCTATAGCGATAGGAGTTATACTATTTAGTTTATTTTCATCATGCACACCGCCCGTTATAATTTCGTCATAACTCATTTGTGGGGGTTTTGGTTTTTTAATTTTTTTAGAAGCATTTGTCACGACAGGGGGTATTAAATCTTTCTTTTCATTAATAAATCCAATTACCCTTTCAATATAAACTTTATCTAACGATTTATACATTATTGTGCAGTATTAACATCTGTATTAATATCAGTATCAACCGAATAAGTTTTCATTATTGTAATAAGTTGATTAATAATTTCACTTGCATTTTGTTCGTCAATATTAGGCAATTGCGAAACTTTATATCTATCTTCATCACTTAATTTTAAAGTTAAAGCTTTTTTAAGTAAAGTACCCATAGTAGCTATACCCGCTGGTTCGTCTACACCAGGGTGTTCAGGTTCAGGAGCTGGTGGAGATGAAGGACCATCAGGTGGTGGGGCCATATTAGGTGGAGGGGTATCCATTTCATTAACTAACTGCTTTTCAAACTTTTCTATAATTTGTAAAAATTTCATATTTTATTTGATATATCAGATATACGTTTAGATATTTTACCTAACATAGCTCCGTAAACTTGATCCATTTTTTTCTGTGGATCTCTATTAAAAAACATGCCACCTTTTGCTGATGTAGATAATTTTTTAGCCATATTAATAGCACCTATGGTCTTTTGATCTAGTCCCATTGCAGCTTCATCAGGTGTTGGTTGTTGAGTTTGTTGATCGTCTTCTTCCCGTGATTCTTTAGTAGAGTCATATATTACCTTTTCCTTTAAAAGTTGTTTAATAACGCTATTAGCTTTATCTGTGAATGCATCCATGTTATTATTTATTAAATCATGATCTGTTTAGTTTTGAATTGGTTTAAGTAATCATTACTGAGAAACGTTAGTTCATTACGTTTTGCAAACAGTTTAATCTTTTCAAACGTAAAGTTTTTACTACTGACAGTTTTTACCTTTTGCATGCTAGCATCAATAATCATAGAAGCTGGAGTACAGGCTGTTATATACACTACTCTAACTGGTAACATAGTTTCCAATTTAGAAATTAAATTTGCAATAAAACTTAATAACTCTAATTCATCATAATACTTACATATATCAATTTGATTTTTAAATTGACTATCACTTAATAATAAAATAGGCTTACTATTTGATGACTTGTTTAAGATAGTTTCGGTAATGTTATAAATTATGTGATGATAAAATAACTTCTTTACATCTTTATTGGATAGTGGTTTATCAGTAAGTTTATAAGTTTTTAAATCGTTAAGTATTTTAGAACTTATTTGCTCAGAAAACAAATCATTTAAATTAATAAGTGTAATATTTTTATCCGGTAATTCAACAATAGTCATACCTTATGTTATAGTTTTTCCAATAATGACTTTGGAGCTCTACCTATGCGGCAATTAATAATACCATTATAAAACCCTTCTTTAAGTAATACGTCATTATCAAACTGTATTTTAGCTTCGTAATATGCTAGCTCAAATTTACTATCACAAAATCTAATAATTTCAAATGTAAATTTATCCTTACCTATTTTATTAATATCATCGTTCAAATCGTTTGATGATGATGTATATGTTCTCCAATCTGTTTCTATATCGAAGTGTCTTTTGTTTTTTCTTCCTTTAAGTGGCTTAAGTTTTTTAACGCTTTTGATTTGTTTCTTTCCATAGTAAATCTTATTGTTAACTGTATTAGTGATGCGATAAATAAAGCCGTAATGTAGGTTATTATCATCGTATTGTAAAGTTGTTGTCCAGTGGCCTAAATCCATTATTTCTTTTTACCAGATTTACCGCGTTTTGGAAACCTGTTTTGTATACTTAAGTTACGCCTGGCTATCTTTCCACCAAATATAGATTTTGGTATTCTATAATCACCAGTTGCGTACGTGTCCGTACCAGTGGTTCCTGTAGCAGTACCATTTGTATACATAGAAGGGCTATTACCCAACGCTCCACCGGTACCTGCTGTGTTAGGTGTAGTGGCTACGTAGTTTGGGCCATCTTCGTTGAGTACTTTTTTAAAATATTTAGAATACATGGTTGACTTAGTTACAATAGTATTTATAATTGTTTGATGGAGATAGTAGAAAGATACATAAAAGAAATTGAAGAAGATTTAAAAATTGATGAATTCAATATCAAAGAATCATCTCTAAAAACACCTGGGCGTAAGCATTTTTGGGTTAGCAGACTTATAAATCACAAACGTAATCTTTACTTTTTAGAACAAGAACTTGAATCTACATCTAAAAAACTAGTAACGGAAACTAGAGAAAAATCACCTGTATCTATATCTTCAATAACTCTACAAAACGCTGTGGCAGAAAGCGATACTATAAAAGCGTTAGTTTTAAAAATAAAAGAAGAAAAATTTGTTATAGAATTACTGGAAAAAACAGAAAAAACGTTTTCATCGCTTACATATGATATTAAAAATATTATAGCTATAATGCAATTAGAGCAAATGTAATGATAACTTTTGAATATTTTCCAAACAAAAAACAATGTAGAATCATCTCAGACAAGTTTGATGAAATAAGAGAACATTTTAGCGTTAAAAACGATAACGCTTTTTTTATGAGAAAATTTAGAGGTGGTTTTGCTCCCTCCCGGATTTATTGTATTACACCCACTGGTTTATTTGAACCAGGTTTATTTTACGATATTTTAAGATATATAAAAAACGTTTACCCTAACGAAGAAATAAAAACTGATGAAAGTATTAAAGATGTTGTAAAACCTACATTTAAAAATCAGGATATTTGGGATAATTTAAATTTAAAATTAAGAGATTATCAGCAAGATATTGTAAAACAGTCATTATCATTTGGTAGAGGAATTATTAAAGTCGGTACAGGTGGGGGTAAAACTTTAATAACCGCTTCAATTTTATCATCAATTTACAAAAATAATATGAGGGATAAGATGTCCTGCTTATTAATAGTTCCAGATTTAACCCTTGTAGACCAGACCTATAATGATTTCCTTAATTATGGGGTTCCTTTTTCTATAACAAGATGGACAGGTTCCCATAATCCTGAATTTGGAAGTTCCGTTATAATTGCAAATATGGGAATTTTACAGAGTAGATTTGAGGAACAAAAGTGGCTTTCCAATGTAGACATACTGATTATTGATGAGTGCCATAAACTTAAAAAAGGGAACAAAATAGGGAAAATTATCAGTTCCATTAAGACGTTCCATAAATTTGGCTTAACTGGAACTCTTCCAGATACAAAAATTGATGAATGGAACATTGTGGGAAAAATAGGAAATGTATTTTATGAGAAAAATTCCTATGAACTTCGTACAGAAAGTTACTTAACAAACGCTGAAATAAAAGTTATAAATATTAGTTACAAAGATAAAGTACAGTATATACCAGACCAAAACAAATATAAAAGTGAGTTAGATTTCATTTATCATAATAAGTTCCGTAATAACATTATAAAACAAGTGTGTGAGAAGTTTAAAAACAATGTACTCATTATGGTTAATCATATTGCACACGGTGAAGCTTTATATCTGTACGTAAGTACCCATTTACCAGACCGAAAGGTTTACTTTATTCGTGGTGAAGTTGATGTAGAAGAACGTTCTCGTGTTATAAAAGAGATGGAATCGTTAGATAATATCATTTGTATTGCAATAAGTGCTATATTTTCAACAGGAGTTAACATAAAAAATTTACATATGATTGTTTTTGCTTCAGGAGGTAAAAGTTTTATACGTATTATTCAATCTATTGGTAGAGGATTACGTTTAAACCCCAATAAAGACAGTTTATCTATTATTGATTTAGCAGATAAACTAAAATATAGCACTGAACATGCTATAAGACGCCAAGAAATATATACTCAAGAAAAAATACAGTATAAAACTTGGGATATAGTTGAAAAACAATAACTATAATATATTATTTAGATATGGCTAAACGTGGTCCCAAACCAAAGAAGACTGAATACTATATTGATCCTGCAGTCTTTAAGCAGCAATTAGTTGAATACTATAAAGATAGTGTAACAAATGAAAGTGCTATAGCCGAATCAGTTAATAAAATTGCTAAAGGTTTAAGTTATTCGTCAAACTTTATAAATTATACTTATAAAGATGAAATGATTGGCGATGCAATTGTTAAAATGTTTACAGCCGTTAAAAACAAAAAGTTTAATGTTGAATCTGAACATAATCCATTTTCATATTTTACTACAATTGCATTTCATGCATTTATTAACCGTATCAAAAAAGAAAAAAAACATACTGAGGCACTAAACGAATATAGAAGCAGATTCTATGAACAGGAGCTTATGGACAGCTCTGATGCTAATATTTACGTTAAACCGGAACATGATGATAATGACGGTTACAGCAGTAATGAATAATAAAATAGCAATATTTTCAGATTTACATTTAGGAGTACATCAAAATTCAAATTTTTGGTTAGATGTTTCTTTGGATTGGGTTGATTGGTTTAAAAAAGATATTATAACAAAAGGTATAACAGATGTTATATTTTGCGGAGACTTTTTTCATTATAGAGATGAAGTTAGTTTAGTATCTTTAGATGCGGGTAATAAAATTTTAGATAAGTTAAAAGAGTTTAACATTTATATGTTAACTGGTAATCATGATTGTTATTATAAAGAGACGTCTGAGGTTAATAGTTTATCTATTTTTAAAGGTAGGGATAATATTGAAGTATGTGACTTTGTACATTCAATGTTAGTTGGCAAAAAGAAGTTAACTTTCTGCCCATGGGGTACTAAAATTAATCAAATATGTGAGTCAGATATATTGTTTGGTCACTTTGAGTTACAAAACTTTAAAATGAATGCTTTTAAAGTATGTGATAATGGAGACAGTCCAGAAGAACTCACTAAAAAAGCACCTTTAATATTTTCAGGCCATTTTCATTTGAGAGATGAAAAGAAATTTGATAATAGTACTATAGTATATGTTGGTAACCCGTTTGAAATGGACTTTGGAGATGCTTATCAACGTAAAGGTTATTACACTTTAGATATACCATCAGGTAAATACGAATTTATAGAAAACGCTACCACTCCAAAGCATATTAAAGTTTATCTATCTAAGTTGGTAAAGTTAAAAGAGATTGATAATAATTTTAAATCTTTTATACCTAATAATATTATTAAGTTAGTTATTGATAAAAATATTAGTTCAAATCATTTAGATGCTTTAATTGCAAAAATGTCAACTTATAAGCCAAACGACCTACATGTTGATTATGACGTTAATTACAACAAAATAAAATTAAACGACGATACAGCTATAGATTTGTCAGGGGTAGATATTATTAAAGCAATTGAAGATTTCGTTGCTATGTTAGATATAAACAATAAAAAAGAAGTTGTAGACTATACAATCAGTCTATATAATAAGTCTAAATTATGAAGTATGTTACATTTCAACGCCTTAAGATAAGAAATTTCTTATCAGTGGGTGAGGACGAAGTTATTGTCGATTTTAAAAAAGGTTTACACATCATAACCGGTATTAACAGAGATAAAGAAGACCGGCGTAACGGGGTGGGTAAATCTACTATAGCGGATGCATTATACTTTGCAATATTTGGATCTACTATAAGAGAAATTAAAAAGGAATTTATAGCAAATAATTTAACTGGAGGGATATGTGAAGTAGAACTAACATTTAACGTAAATTCTCCAAGAGGCAATAACAATTTTAAAATTATACGTAGTTTAAACCCTTCCAAACTACACATTTACAAAGACGGGGTTGATAGAACTAGAGATAGTATTGTTAATACAACTGAATATATTGAAGCTGTACTAACATCATCAGAAGAAGTTTTTCATAACTGTGTTATTATGACCATTAACAATACATTACCGTTTATGGCTAAAACTAAAGTTGAAAAACGTAAGTTTATTGAACAGATATTTAACTTGCAAATATTTTCGGATATGTTACAAAACTTGCGAGATGATATTAATTCAGTTAATAAGAATTTTGACATTGAAACAACAAAATACAATGAAATTGAAAAGTCAATCCAAACATATGAAAATCAAAAACAATTAAGAGTTAAAGAACGTGAAGATAAGATTGTTAATATTAACAATAAGATAGAGTATAACAATAAAGAAGTTAATAAACTTAATACAGAATTAAATAAATCAGAAAATATAGATTTAACTATTAAAGAAGAAGAACTTAAATCACTAAATAAAGGGTACGACGCTATAGAAAAATTGATACAAAATCAAATTGTAGAAGTAACTGAAATTAATGCCACCATAAAACAATCTAATGATAAGTTAAGTAAGATAGGTACAACAGGTGATATTTGTCCTACTTGTTTGAGACCAATTGAACTTCATGATAGAGAACATTTTGAAGAAGAAACAAAAAAATTAGTAGCTTTTTGTACAGAAAAAAATATTGCTTTAGCTAAATGTAAAGCTAATGTTGGTACATCCAATGAAAAGAAATTAAAAATAAAAGCATTTATATCTAAAACTAACGATGATTTAAATGCATTAAAAGTTAAGATAGAAAATAGAAAGATGTTAAGTAAGCGTATACAGGACTTAACTGATTTAAACAATCAATTAAAAGAAAGTATAGATCATATTAATGAACATAACGATTCGTTTAATGATGTTATAACACAAACTAAAGAACGTTTTGATGTTGTTAAACAAGAAATTGACAATATTAAAAAAATTATTAACTTGCTTGACGTTGTTAAATTTGTGGTAAGTGAGGAAGGTGTTAAATCATATATAGTTAAAAAGATACTACAGAATTTTAATAGCAAACTAGCATTCTACCTTAAGAAGCTTGATAGTAATAGTATTTGTGTATTTAATGAATACTTTGAAGAAGAGATATTAAATGAAAAAGGTAAGATGTGCGCATATAATAACTTTTCTGGTGCTGAACGTAAAGCAATTGACTTAGCTTGTTTATTCTCATTTATGGATATGAGAAAAGCTCAAGGTAATGTACATTATAATATAAGCATATATGATGAATTACTTGATAGTAGTTTGGATGAAAAGGGAGTAGATTTAGTACTTGAAATTTTAAAAGAACGTAGTGAAAAGTTTAACGAATGCATCTTTATTATTAGTCATAGAAAAGAAAGCATTAAATCTGCAACAGGAGATGTTATATTTTTAGAAAAGCATAACGGTATAACCAGACGTGTAAATTTTGTTGAATAATAGCTAACACTTTATAAATTATACTATGATCGGGAATACTAATATACCTTTTGCTAATAAATCTGCTTTACCATTTCAATCAGCCCCACCACCTTTATTTAGTGGTTTAAACACTCAAACACCAACACCTGGAGCAGAAAGACCAAAAGAATTAGATTTACCAAGGTTTTTAAACTATTACGCTGATTATAGTGGTTGCGGCCATTGGCGTATGATTTGGCCAGAAAACGTATTAAATGCTCATTCTAAAGCTGTTGTACATGGTAGTACAGTAATGAATTTAGATCCGCGTTACTACGTTATGACAAAGGCTGTTAGAATTCAAAGACAAGCTACAAAACAGCAATTAGAGTTTGTAAAACATTTAAAGGAAATATCAAAACAAAACGGTATGAGGTTAATCTATGAAATTGACGATATATGTTTTAAAGAAGATATTCCAGATTATAACAAGTATAAGCCCGCTTTTGATAATCCTGAAATAAGAGAATCAGCTCAGGCTATTATGTCACTTTGTGATGAAATTACAGTAACGTGCCCTTTTATGAAAGATTATTACCGTGGCAAAACAGGTAATAGAAATGTTACAGTGATACCTAATTTTATGCCAAAATTCTGGATTGGTAATCATTATGATTTAACCAAAAACATGAATAATTTAGACAAGTATAAGAAAAAGCCTCGTATTTTATATGCCGGTTCAGGAGCTCATTTTGACGTTGATAATAGAGTTAAACAAAAGGATGACTTCTTTCATGTAAATGATATTATAAGACGTACAGTAGATAAGTACCAATGGGTGTTTATGGGAGCATTTCCAATGTCTATATTGGATTTAGTAAAGTCTGGCAAAGTAGAATTTCATCAATGGAAACGTTTATTTGAGTATGGTGATTGTATTGATAGTCTAAACGTTAATATGATGGTAGCACCATTGCAGGATAATATTTTTAACAGATCAAAGAGTGATTTAAAGTACATTGAAGCAAGTGCTTTTGGTTTACCAATTGCTTGTCAAGATTTATGCACGTATGAAAACGCACCTATCAAGTTTGAGACAGGAGAAGAGATGGTTGACCGTATTGATGAAACGTTAAAAGACGTGGATAAGTACCGTTCAATTTGCAAAAAAGGTAGACAGTACGCTGAAACACGTTGGTTGGAAACAGATCAAAATATAGATTGTTATATGGAAATGTATGGCACACCATATGGTGACCCATCACGTAAAAACCTTGCCAGATATAACAAAGATTAAATTTGATTTAATAGGAATAGTGTTATAATAGTCAGGTGAGCTATCGTAATATATATTATAATAGTAAAGAACGTTGCGTTACTTTATTTACCTGGGATAAAGATGGAAAACGTATCAAAGTAGATGTTTCTGTAGACCCGTACCTTTACGTTGAAGGTGCGGGGAGTGATGAATCAATATATGGAACTAAGCTTAATAAAAAGTCTTTTAGGACTCAATACGATAGATTTAAATATCTAAAAGATACGAATGTTAAGAGAGTGTTTGATAACTTCCCAATTGTCCAACAGTATCTAATTGATACGTTTTGGAAAGAAAATGAAAAATTAGAATTTGCTCAACATCCAATTAAGGTAATGTTTGTAGATATTGAGGTTTATGCACCAGACGACTTTCCACATGCAAATGAAGCAAAGGCCCCCGTTAATGTTATAACTGTTTATGACACATTAAGTAAAAAGTTTGTAACGTGGGGTATAAAAGATTACAGTACTAATGAGCCAGATGTTAAATACATTAAATGTACTAGTGAAAAGGATATTTTTGTTAAGTTTATTGAATATTTTGAAAGTGATTACCCAGATATTTTAACAGGTTGGAACTCAGAATTTTTTGATATACCATATATTATTAACCGTTGTACAAAAGTAGCTGGAGAGGAGTATACTAAACGGTTATCACCATCAAATAACGTTTATAATAGATCCATTAAGGGTCAATTTGGCCAAGAACAAATCCGTTGGTATATAGAGGGAATTTCTCTTATAGATTATTTGGATGTTTATAAACGTTTCAGTGCAGGTGAGCGCGAAAGCTATAAATTAGCATCAATTGCTGAAGCTGAATTAGGTGAAGGTAAAGTTGACTTTGGTACAATGAACCTTGCAACTTTAGCAGATACAGATTGGAAGACGTTTATTGATTACAACATTCAAGACGTTAGACTACTAGTTAAATTAGAAGAAAAGCTAAAGTATTCTGAACTTATTCGTATGTTAGCTTATGTTGGTTTAACTACGTTTGAAGGTGCAATGGGCTCGTTATCAGTTATTAACGGAGCAACTGCAGTTAGAGCAAGATACCGTAACCAGCGTATACCTTCTTTCATTAGAGATGCAGACGATGGTAG